TGACGTGTTTCCTTTTCCGGTGACGTGTGTCCGGTTCCGGTCACGCGGTTCCTGTGACGTGTTTCCGTTTCCGTTTTTAGGACACGTCGCCTTCCGGCTCCGCCCCTAACCACAAACCACTCCTACCACGCCTATAAGACTAGTATCACCCTGAGACTTGTCCTCTTTCAACCATGGACGTGGAGTGCGTTATTGCTGTGCTTGCCGTGCCTAAGTCGCACTACGCCACCCGCCACCCCCAGTTTTGGGTGAAGGGTCCAACTGACAAGTACTGGGAGTCCCCAAGAAGCATGGTGGGAGAGAGATTTGATGCGCCGGTGGGTGAGTCTGACGACTGGCCAACAGAAGACCTGGAAGGCCTTCCCGTTTTTAGAGACGCAGTGTTTATGGGGACCTTACTGTACACTGCTACGATTCGCAGCTTTTACTGCATTTTTGCCGGGCGGGCTCCACCACTGGTATTTTTGCAGTTGGAGCCCTGCACGTCCCCAGACCTAGAGTACCACTTCCACTTAGTGGTGGGAGCTGAAGGCCTTACCGGACGAGACTACTCCTACTGGCTGAGACAGCTGGGACGGTTTATGTTTCAGTACGTTAGCTGGGAGTGGCCCTACAAGTGGGAGGTGAAGAAGACTCGGCAGGGACGCCTGTACCGGGCTGACCTTGGTTTTGTGACGCAGTACCTGCTGCCAAAGGTGCCTCTGAACGGTTGTTGGTGGGCGTGGACCAACATTCCAAAATTTGAGGCCGCCAGACTTAATAAGCGGGTTCGCCTTGGATGGAACACCGGAGGAGCCATACCTATTGAAGGAGCTGCCGCTGGGACCAGTGGAGCTATGCGCCACGCGGGACCGCAGCTGGAAGGCAAGTCAGCTGAGCGCTTTTTAAACCTAATTGACTGGTTAGTGGATCAGGGCATAGCCACAGAAAAAAAGTGGTTGGAAGCGGACCGGGATGGATACCGCAGTTTTTTAAGCAGCAGCGGTGGTGTCCTGCAGGCCAAAAACGCCCTAAACATTGCGCGCCGGGAAATGGTTTTATCCCAGCCTTTGGTCCGGTACTTAGCCAAGGGGGGCGCGTGGGATGAGTTTGACAGCAAACTGTGTGATATTTTTAGGCTAAATGGCTACGAGCCCAGCTTGGTCGCCCGGTACATGGCTTGCTGGGCAGTGGGACACTGGCCTAAGCGGCGAGCCTTATGGCTCTGGGGCCCTGCCAGTACCGGCAAAACTGTTATTGCCGCGGCTATAGCCGCGCAGGCCCCTAGCTACGGCTGTGTAAACTGGACTAATGCCAACTTTCCTTTTAATGACTGCCACTGTCAACCGCTAGTGTGGTGGGAGGAAGGCCGAATGACTGAAAACATTGTGGAAGTGGCCAAAGCAATTTTGGGAGGATCCCCAGTGCGCCTGGACGTGAAAAATAAAGGCAGTGAAGATTTTTTGCCCACCGCGGTGATTATAACTAGTAACGGGGACCTTACCGTAACCGTAGACGGTCCTGTTATTAGCGACGCCCACCAAGATGCGCTGAGGACCCGCATGTGCATGATTAGGCTGGAAAGAGTGCTGCCGGCCCACTTAGCCCCTGTTGAGCCGGGAGATATTCATGGCTTTTTTAAGTGGGGCGCAGATTTGGTTGCTGTGCAAGGCACACCTGCTGAGGTGTTTGAGGTGCCACGGCGACATGAAACTGAAGACATGCCAAATATAGAACTGTTGCCAAGAGACCTAGCCACCGAAAGTGCCCAAGCTGCAGGTGACCACTCAGAGGCGGCAACGTGGAGCAGCGAGGAGGAGTGGTTTGCGCGCACAAACCGCAAGCGCAGATTTAGTTCCTCTTCGGAGGAGGAGGGCGTAGCGGAGAAGCGCGTTCGAAGCAGCAGCGTGTGCTCAGTGTCGGACTGGGTTTCTGGTCCGTTCCCCAGCGAAGAAAGCAGAAGGTATGGGTATGACTGTCGGTGGTGCTTTTTGGAAAGCCGGGGGAGACTGGTGGATGCAGTTACTTACGCACCTTATCCTGCTGTTATTTGCGGGAAAGCAGACAAGGGCCGGTGGAGTGTGAACCGCCTGCTGAACCGCCCGTGGGAACTGAGGCTGCCCCTAAGCCGGCTGGAAGCTCAGCAAACTCGGCTGAAGGACACAATTAGCACGTGGTACGTAGAAAAATACGTAAATAAGGACTCTGTGTTTTACAGTGCTGCTGACAGTTGCCTCCATTGCCAGGAGAGCATTAGTCCGGAACAGTACTAACTTCCCTTCCTGTGCTTGCAGGTAAGATGGCGTCCGGCGGCGTCGCATTTTTTATGCCTACGGGGGAAGGAGGGAAAGCCATTAGTAAGCTGTACGACGGCGCTGTGACGGGATGGTCTCAGTCCCACTTACGGCACGGACACTACCGCGCAACTGCGCTGTCTGGACTTGTGTATCAAAAAGCTTTTGAAAACTTAGACGCCTTTGCTAAGCATTTACCGCCCTCTTTGCGGCTGGTACAAACGCTGTACAACAACATTTCTAAGCAGCGCAATAAAACTGCAAACACTGAGTGGTGGTGGAGGGTGTACACTGACTGTACTCGGCTGCTACTAACGGTAGCTCAGCCGCAGGCAGCAGACGCCCTACGCAGAGCTTGGAATGGAACTTCTCCTTTACGGCCACCCGCTCAGCAAGTGCTGCAAAACGTGTATATGTTAGCCTACAACAGTCACATCCCCTCTGAGGAGGACTTAAATACTTTTTTTGATGAGTCTGTGCTGGGCAGCGTTAGCGGAGACCCCGAAAACTTTGCTTTTGTGAAGCAGGCAGTAGTTAGTGCTTTTCATCCTGCAGATGGAGGAGCCGCTACTGAACAGCGCTCTGACGTCCCTGAAAGTCCTAGCCCCCCTAGTGAATCAGACCATTCACAGCCTAGCGGAGGTGGTCTCCTTGTCCCCGGCTACAATTATGTGGGTCCTGGTAATCCTTTGGATAATGGCCCCCCTAAGGGCCCAGTGGATGAGGCAGCTCGCAATCATGACAGAAGGTATGACGAAATGCTTTCCCACGGGGACGTCCCCTACTTAGACAGCCAGGGTGTGGATCAGCTTATGACCAAAGAGATTGAGGATGCGGAAAAGAAGGAGCCCCTAGGCCCAATAGACGCATTGGTGGCCAATGCGGCCAGGGCGCTTTGGAAGGGAAAGGAAACCTTGGCCTCCGTAATAGGAGATCAGGGACACCAGGTTTTGCCCCCTAATCCTCCCTCTGTTGATCAGGGGTCCCATTTGGGGAGCAAGCGGCCATTGGAAGAGTCCGAAGAAAACAGCGATTCCTTGGCGAAGAAGTTCAGGCCTGGGAGCAGCCCTAAAAGCGACCTCGAACCGAGCGGTGGAACTGCGCCTACAGCGCCTCCTAAAGGCGCAACAATGTCCACTGAAGCCGAGGGAAGTGGCGGAGGCATTAAAGTTAAAGCTCTGTGGACCGGAGGAACTGAGTTCTCTGACACTTCTATCCACACTAGCCATACTAGAGTTGCCTTGTTGGCGGATAGGGGCACATACATGCCCATTTACAGGCCAGGGGAAACTACTAGTGTGATTCAGCCGTTACTGGGCATGGTTACCCCTTACAGCTACATTGATGTAAACTCTCTTAGCGCCCACCTCACTCCTCGTGACTTTCAGCAGCTTATAGATGAGTATGGAGAAATTAGGCCAAAGTCTTTAACCATTGGAATTTCTGGCATTGTTGTGAAGGACGTTAGTGTTAACACCACAGGCACCGCGGTGACAGATAGCGGAAGCGGCGGCATTACTGTGTTTGCTGATGAGGGCTATGACTATCCATATGTGTTAGGTCACAATCAGGACACCCTTCCCGGACACTTACCGGGCGAGCACTATGTACTTCCTCAGTATGCTTACTGTACCAGGGGCAGGGAAGTGGTTAACGCCAACAAAATTGACATCATTCAGGACCACCGCACAGATTTTTTTTTGCTGGAGCACCACGACGCTGRGTGCCTAAATTCAGGGGACACCTGGTCCCACACGTACTCTTTTCCCGACCTGCCCTTTCGTAGGTTAACATACCCTAGCCAACACTTGTACGCGCAGCACAACCCGCAAATGAAAAGCCGCCTAGGGGTTTTCCGCAGTGTAGATCAGAACGGAGACCCCGCGTGGCAAAGGTTGCGCGGCAGCGATATAGGTCAATTGCCATGCAACTACTTGCCGGGGCCACAGGCTAACCTGCCTACCACAAGTGACTTTCAAAAGGGTGATTCCATGCTTCCTGCTGCTATAGGGGACCCCATTACTGGGGACAGATATACTGTAACTCCTTTGGTACATCAGCCGTGGTCCATGGTTCACGATGAGTACAATAACACTGGGCAACGTACGCAGTCAGTTGTGAGCACTGTTGGCAGTGTTGCTTATATGCCTCGCAAGCATGAGGAGTCTTATGGGTCACCTAACGATGCGCTAACTGAAATTACAACCCCCATGCGCGTGGTGCAGGAACAGGCTGATTTGGTGTCTAGCCGGCTGGGTCATACTTTTATGATTCCTTCTTTTTCCCGCAAGGCTGGTTCTGCGTCAACTACCACATATAATGAGCCAATGTTTCCACTTCTACCTGGTGCTGTGTGGAACCCTAACCCTTTGACTTATGACTGTCAGATTTGGTGCAAAGTCCCAGACACAGAGTGTAAGTTTATGACCCAGTATCCCCTTTTAGGGGGTTGGGGCATGGATACCCCGCCGCCGATGATTTTTTTGCGCATTAGGCGCCAGCCCGGGCCCCCTGGCCCGGGCGCCCACACTGTGCCGGGCAGCACACTTAATCAATATGTGATTTTTCACTTACATTACTCCATGGAGTTTGAGGTTCGTCGTCGCAAGCGTTCCCGTCGCCACAATCCTGAAATGCCTGCTCCTTTCCCTCAAACTTGGTCGGGGAAAATGCCTTATACTTTGTCAACGGATGGAAAATCCGGTCCGGAGTACAATGTGCCGCGAGATCAGTGGGTTGCCCGCAATTATTCTCAATTGCTTTAATAAACTTTGCTTTGCTTTATCCTCCTG